CACAAGAAGGAGAACTTAATAGAGGTAAAGTTCCTATACAAGAATTACAATCAGGTGGTGGTAACGCTAAAATAGCTAGTTTAATACAAACGTATCAGTATTATCTACAAATGATAAGAGACGTGACCGGATTAAATGAGGCTAGAGATGGTAGTATGCCTGATAAAGATGCTTTAGTTGGTTTACAAAAAATGGCTGCTAATGCTTCTAACACAGCTACAAAACATATATTACAGTCTAGTTTATGGTTAACATTAAGAACTTGTGAAAATATATCATTAAAAATTGCAGATTCTTTAAATTATCCTTTAACACTAGAGTCTTTAAAAAGCTCTATATCTACTTACAATGTAGGTACTTTATCAGAAATACAAAACTTAAATCTTCATGATTTTGGTATATACTTAGAGTTAGAACCAGAGGAAGAAGATAAAGCTATGTTAGAACAAAACATACAAATGGCTTTACAACAAGGTGGTATTGATTTAGAAGACGCTATAGATATACGTCAAATCAAAAATCTTAAACTAGCTAATGATGTTTTAAAACAAAAACGTAGAAAAAGACAAGAACAAGAGCAACAAGCTCAACAAGCTAATATTCAAGCGCAAGCGCAAGCACAGCAACAAACACAGCAAGCTCAGGCTATGGCTGAAGTTGAAAAACAACAAGCTATATCCGGTGCTAATGTTCAATACGAACAAGCTAAAAACCAAATGGAAATACAACGTATGCAAACTGCTTGGCAGATTAAACAGCAAGAAATGGAGATTAAACATCAATATGACATGCAACTTAAGCAGCTTGAGATAGAAGCTATGAAAGAAAAAGAAGGTGCTATTGAAGATAGAAAAGATAGTAGATCAAAACAAGAAGCTACTCAACAAAGTAAAATGATTAGCCAAAGACAAAATGATTTACCACCTTCTAATTTTGAACAACCAGGTTTACCTCCTGGAGGTGCTCAGCCTGCTATGGTTGACATGCCTGTTCCTTCATTAGAACAACCGCCGCAACCGGGCGTTTAATCGGTTATTATTAATTTTATAATATTTTATTATGTCAGAAAAAGAAACAACAAAGCCAGAGGTAGCTAAAGAAGCTATTGCTGAAGGTGGGGATATGAAAATGAAAAAACCCAAGTTTGAAAAATTTAAAGGAAAAAAAGATAAAACCTTTAAAGTAGATTTATCAAAGGTTGATACCTCGTTAGAAGGTAATAACAAAATAGAACCACCTATAAAAGTAGATTTAACTAAAAAACCACAAGACGATGCCATTCAAATCGGAGAAACAAAGACAGTGGATGTGGGCGAACGAACCGGAGATGGCGAAAAGATGGACGCTGGAGGAGCAACAACCGTTGAAGAGTCCAGCTCGCCTATTAAAGAAATTGAAAAGGTGGCCGAAAAGCCATTACAAGAGCCAATAGTTGAAACACCTAAAATTCAATTACCAGAAAATATAGAAAAATTGGTAGATTTTATGAAGGAAACTGGAGGTACTATAGAAGATTATACAAGACTTAACGCTGATTATACTAGCGTTGATGATGATATTCTTTTAAAAGAATATTATAAAAAATCTAAACCTCATTTAAACGATGATGAAATTTCTTTTGTTATGGAAGAAAATTTTAAAGTAGACGATGAGATAGATGATAAACGTGAGATTAAAAAGAAAAATCTTGCTAAAAAAGAAGAAATTGCAAAAGCCCGTAACTATTTGGAAGAGCTGAAAGGGAAATACTATGATGAAATCAAGTTGAGATCATACAGTAATCCGGATCAGAAAAAAGCTATGGATTTTTTCAATAGATACAACAAAGATCAGGAAGTAGCTAAACAAAAGCATGGAAGATTTATTGACGATACTAAAAAACTTTTTGCTGAAGATTTCAAAGGTTTTGACTTCGAAGTAGGTGAAAAGAAATTTAGATACGGTGTTAAAGACCCTAATGCAGTAGCTGAAAATCAATCAAATATTAACAATTTTGTCGAGAAGTTCTTAGACAATGAGGGTAATGTTAAAGATACACAAGGTTATCATAAAGCTATGTATGCTGCTCAAAACGTTGATCGAATTGTAAACCATTTTTATGAACAAGGTAAAAGTGACGGTATAAAAACCGTTATGGAAAGTTCTAAAAATCCAACAATAGGTGAACCACGTCAAAAAAGAAGTGAGGATATTTTTGTTGGTGGTTTTAAAGTTCGTGCAATTGACGGAGTAGATAGTTCGAAGTTGAAAATTAAACGAAGTAAATTTAACAATTAAAAATTAAACAATTATGGGTGTATTAAGTCCTCAGTTTGGAGGGTTAGTCCCATCATCATTACAACAATTAAGTACTACAAATTACTTAAGTTTTACTGGTGGTGCGAATGACTTTTCACAACAATATCTACCGGAAATTTATGAAGCAGAGGTAGAGCGTTATGGAAACAGAACGTTAAGTGGCTTCTTAAGAATGGTTGGCGCTGAAATGCCAATGATGTCTGATCAAGTAGTTTGGTCGGAGCAAAATAGATTACATATTTCATATGAAGGTGTTGCAGTTAACGCAGCTGGTACTCAATTAACTTTACCAGGTGGTGTAACTAACGTTATATTTGGTAACGCAACAATCGTAGTTATGGATCCTGTTGATCCTGCGTTCACAGTTAAAGCAATCGTACAAGATTCAGGATGTATTCCTGGTTCTGGTTTAGGTGCTCAAGTTGTAGCTGCTTATGCTTACAATCAAGTTAACCTAGTAAACGGTTCTGGTGTTGCAAGAACAGGATTAAAAGTATTCGTATACGGTTCTGAATATGCAAAAGGATCTACGTTAAACTCAACGTCAGGTCAGTCTATAACTCCTTCTTTCTCACAATTCCAAAACAAACCAATCATTATCAGAAACAGATACGCTATCAGTGGATCTGATGCTGCTCAGATCGGTTGGGTTGAAGTTGCTGCAGAAGATGGAACTAGTGGTTACCTATGGTACTTAAAAGCTGAAGGTGAAACTAGAATGAGATTCGAAGATTATTTAGAAATGGCAATGGTTGAAGGTGAATTAGCTACTGCTGCAGGTCAATTCCGTGCAGGTGGTAATCAAGCTAACGTTCCTTCATTTACAGCTGCTACTACTAATCTAGGTACTGAAGGTTTATTTGCTGCTATTAATAATGGTGGTAATATTCTTTCTGGTTACGCAGGATCTTTACAAGACTTTGATCAAGTTCTTGAAAACTTAGATTCTCAAGGAGCTATTGAAGAAAACATGCTTTTCTTAGATAGAAAAACTGAGTTATTATTTGATAACATGTTAGCGCAACAAAACTCTTACGGAGCTGGTGGTACATCTTACGGTGTATTTGAAAACTCTGAAGACATGGCGCTTAACTTAGGTTTCTCTGGATTTAGAAGAGGTTCATATGACTTCTACAAAACTTCTTGGAAATACTTAAACGACGCTTCTACAAGAGGTGGTTCAGGTGCTTTTGTTAACGGTGACAATATTGATGGTGTATTAGTACCAGCTGGTACTTCTACAGTATACGATCAGTTACTTGGAACAAACATTAGAAGACCATTCTTGCATGTAAGATATAGAGCTTCTGAAGCTGATGATAGAAGAATGAAATCATGGTTAACTGGTTCAGTTGGTGGTGCTTTCACATCTACATTAGATGCTATGGAGGTTAACTTCTTATCAGAAAGATGTCTATGTACTCAAGCTAGAAATAACTTTGTTATGTTTGTAGCTTAATTTTTTTATAAGGTAAGGGCGCTTCGGCGCCCAATACCTTTAACTATTTAATTATATTATATTATGTCAACAAAAGAAAAAGAACCCAAAGTAAAAGATACTTGGGAAGTAAAAGATAGAAATTATTATTTAAGAGGAAATAAAGAACCTCTAACATTTACATTAAAATCAAGACACACGGAAAAATATCCTCTATTGTATTTTGATCCAGTAAAAAAAGAACAAAGAGCTTTAAGATATGCAACTAATCAGTCTTCACCTTTTACAGATGAACAAAAAGGAGAAGTTACATTAGGACATATTGTTTTTAAAGATGGCTCGCTAGCTGTTCCTAAAGAATATCAATCGTTACAAAAACTTTTATCACTATATCATCCAGATTTAGAAAAAAGATACTCTGAAGTAAAACCAGTTGAACAAGCTAAAGATGATTTAATTGATTTAGAAATTGAAATCATGGCTTTAAACGCTGCAAGAGGTATGGAGATAGAGCAATCAGAAGCTATATTAAGAACTGAAATTGGAAGTGAAATTAATGAGTTAAGTTCTAAAGAAATAAAAAGAGATTTAATTAGGTTTGCTAAAAGAAATCCAAGATTATTTGTAGAACTAGCTAATGATGAAAATGTTGAATTAAGAAACTTTGGTATAAAAGCCGTAGAAGCTGATGTAATCAGGTTATCAGGTGATCAAAGAACATTTACTATAGGTAAAAATCAGCGTAAACTGATGAGTGTACCTTTTGATGAAAATCCTTATTCAGCACTAGCCGCATTCTTTAAAACAGATGAAGGCGTTGAAATTTACAAGTCAATAGCTAAAAAGATTTAACAACATGTAATACTAATAAGAGGCGGCAAACGCCGCCTTTTTATTATAAAAATATATTAAAATGGCAATAAACGTAGATACTGTATATAAAACAGTCTTATTAATACTTAACCAACAACAAAGAGGATATATGACACCTGATGAGTTCAACAAAG